GGGCCCAGGTCAAGATCGCAGGGACCCGATCGGTCGGGGACGGGGGGACGACCTGGGCCCAGATCGGACAAGGCTCGATCGCGATCCTGGTCGCAGCGACGAACGCCTGTCTCGCCCTGGCCGACAAACCCGCAGCCCGACCACGTCCGAAGATATGGACGCCTGCAAGTCAAGCATCGTGACGGCGTGTCGGCTGATTAATGTCCCTGGTCGCTGGCAGGATTCACGCCTATGGGAGCCCTAAGAAACGCGCTGCAGCTGATGTCTGGAGCGACCCCCGCCGACACGACGCAGCTGCAGGCCGAACGGCTGACCCGTCCGAACCCGCAGATACTGTCGCCCTGGACCCCCCAGACGGGACTGTCGACGATCGTCTGGGCCGATATATTCTCCGAAGCTGGGATGCCGATTACGCGCACTGTCGCGATGTCCATCCCAGCGATCGCGAAGGGTCGCCACGTCGTCGCCCCCAAGATTGGGGCGACCCCGCTTCGTGTCCTCAAGCACGACGCCGAAACACAGACCGACGCCCAGGTCCCCGACCCCGGCTGGATCAACTCACCCGACCCGACCTGTCCCGTCCCCCCGTTCCATCGCATGACGTGGACCGTCGACGACCTGATCTTTACAGGCTGGTCGCTCTGGTCCCGAGTCGACCTCGCGACAGGGTTCCCGCAGTACGTCTCCAGGGTCCCCCGCGACGACTGGCAATTCGACGCCGAAGGGTTCGTGACGATCCAGGGCGAGCAGGTCAGCTCAGAGCGCGTGATCCTGATACCAGGACCTCACGAGGGAATCCTGAATTTCGGGCGCACAGCGATCCTGCACGCCCGTCAGCTGCTCGCAGCTGCAGCCCGAGCAGGCGACGTCCCCAACCCGAACGTCGAGCTGCACTACACAGGCGACGACGAGCTATCCGACGCCGAGATAACGGAGCTGCTCCGCTACTACGTCGCAGCCCGTCAGGGGGAGAACGGCGGCGTGTCGTTCACGAACTCAGTGATCGAGTCGAAGTACGGGCCCTCGATGGACGCCCAGCTGCTCATCGACGGACGCAACGCAGCAGCTGTCGATATGGCTCGCCTGATCGGGATCGCTGCAGCGATGGTCGACGCGACCGCCCCGAAAGCGTCGCTCAACTATGAGACGACCCAGGGTCGAGGACTGGAACATACCGAGTACGGCGTCGAGCCGTACATGCAAGCGATCGAGGCCCGACTGTCGCTCGACGACGTCGTCCCCAGAGGGTCCCGAGTCCGATTCGATATCGAGCAGGACCTGGGGCCCGTACAGCCAACGGGTCCCGTAGTGGAGGACTGACACCATGACAACCCCCAGAACCATCCGACTGTCCGGCATCCTGGACACCAGCTCGTCGAGCTCGACTCGGGCGACCGTGACTGCCGGTCGAGCGACTCGGAGCCTCACAGCGAACGCTGTTGACCTCGCAGCTCGGACGATCGCAGGCGTGATCCTGCCCTATGACGTCGTCGGCTACACAGACATCGGGCCCGTCATCGTCAGGTCTGGAGCTGTCCGGCTCCCCGACGACCTGTCCCGAGTGAAGCTGTTCGGCAAGGGTCACGACCGAGAGACGCCGGTCGGTTATCTCGTCGAGGTCGAGGACGACGGCGTGAACCTGCGTGGCAAGTTCCAGATCGCCGAGACACCAGACGGCGACCTGGCCCTAGCCGAAGCTGCAGGGAAGGTGCGCGACGCGTTCAGCGTCGAGCTCGACGAGATTACGGTCGAGGACGAGTCAGCCGAGACGCTCGTCGCGACCGATGCATTTCTACGGGGGGTCGCTCTGCTGACCGTCCCCGCATTCGACGAGGCGAGAGTCGCTGCGTCGCGAACCGAAGGGAAACCCACAATGGAACCGTGCGACATCTGCACTCTGACACACGACGCTTCGATGTCGTGCGTCGACGCCCGAGCTGCTCAGGCAGCTACCACCCCCGACCCAGCTGCAGGGGCCGACGCCGCTATGGTCCCGGCTGGAGCCCCTGCAGCTGCTCCCCCAGCTGTCCAGGCTGCAGCTGCCCCGATGGGACTGCAGGCGACCCAGACCCGACCCCGTCAGGCGTTCGCGACCCGACACGACTTCTTCGAGGCCCTGTCCCTGGTGCACTCGGGTCGAGCTGGATCACAGGCGCTGGAGCTGCGAGCAGCCCTGCAGAACATCACCCAGACCGCTGTCGGCGTCGACGTCGAGCAGCCCCAATGGGTCGGCGAACTCTGGGACGGCGTCCAGTACCAGCGCAAGATCGTCCCCCTGTTCGGAGCCGTCAAGCCCCTCACCAGCTACACGATCGACGGCTGGAAGTGGACGACTAAGCCCGTCGTCGCTGCCTACTCGGGCGACAAGACTGCAGTCCCCAGCAACGCTGCAGCGACCGACCCGAGCTCGACCACAGCAGAGCGGCTCGCTGGAGCTCACGACCACGACCGGAAATTCGTCGACTTCAAGAACACGTCCTACTTCGAGTCCTACTACGAGGCCATGACGGAGTCGTACGCACGCCTGTCCGACGCTAACGCTCTGAGCTCCGCTCTGACGTTCGCGACCGACATCGCAGCCCCTGGCTACGAAGGGTTCCTGGGAGCGATCGCAGCAGGCGTCGAGGCCCTCGACGACAGCACCGGAGCCGAAGCGACGTTCGTCGTCGCGAACAAGGCCGACCTGATTCCCTGGGTCCTGGGTCTGACGGCGTCGGGCATCGTGCCCAGCGACATGCTGGCCCTCATCGGCGTCAACATCGACCGGCTCGTCACCCACTCGGGCATGACTGCCGGTCACGTCCTGGTCGGCGTCTCAAACGCGATGGACTACTACGAGCTGCCTGGCTCCCCGATCAGGGTCGAGGCTGTCGATATGGTCAACGGAGGCGTCGACACAGGCGTGTTCGGCTACCACGCCGAAGTCCTGCACGACGCCGAAGGGCTGCAGGACGTCGTAATCGACCCGGTCGGAGCCTGAGCCATGCCGACCCCCGTCGTCGAGCCGACCAGCTCTGAGCTGGTCAAGGCTTGGCTACAGATCAAGGACGACAGGCTCGACGACATCGTCGACGCCTGCGTCGGGGCGACGAACGTCGTCGTCCGCTCGACCAGGTACGCAGCCTCGATCGACGCTGCAGCCTGGCCCGAGCCGATCATCCAGGGGGCGACCATGCTCGCCGGTCGCCTGGTACGCCGCAGGAACTCTCCTGACGGCGTCCAGGCGCTGACCGACCAGGGCGCTGTCTACGTGTCCCGGAGCGACCCAGACGTCGCGCTACTGCTGCGCCTGGGCCGCTACGCACGACCGGCGGTCGGCTAATGGCTGCCGGGATCAAGTCAGCGATCGCCGACGTCGTCGAGCAGCTGGTCGCTGCAGACATCTCAGCCGACGTCGACCCTGCAGGCGTCAACCTGCCGGGGGTCCTGGTCAAGCTCGGAACCATCCGACCCGAGTTCCTGGACGGCTCAGGATCGGTCGAGGTCGTCCTGTACCTGACAGCGTCCAACATCGAACCCCTCGACGCGATCGACGACCTGGACGGGCTGCTCGCCCAGGTCGTCGACGTCGTCGACCCAGACGGCGACCTGGTCCCCGTCAGCGTCGCATTCGACAACGGGTCGAGCCTGCCCGCGATCCAGCTCACCACCATCCGCAACTACTCGAAGGACTGACAATGCCTACTGACAGCTACAAGCTGGGACCGGGGACCCTGACACTCGGGACCGCCCCCTCCGATCAAGAGTTCTCGATGCAGCTCACGAACTGTCGCGTCGAGCCCTCCGAGAACGTCGACGAGGGGGAGGACCTGAACCTGCTGGACGGGTCGACCCTGGCAGGCGACGATAACGTCACCTACGACGCCGTCCTCGCAGGGACAGCCGTCCAGGACCTGATCAGCACAGGGTTCACGGCCTACTGCTGGGCGAACGCTGGCGAGCTCGTCGACTTCCTGTTCGTCCCTGTCACAGCACGCCCCGAAGGGACCGTCGAGGGTCAATGCAGGATCACGCCGATCACGGTCGGGGGCGACGTCAAGACTCGGAACACGGCTGACTTCTCGTTCGCCTGCCCCGAGCTGCCGACGTTCACCCCCGAGACGCTGCCTTAGCCGAACCTCCAACGCCGGCGACCTCGAGCCCTGTAGGAACCTCCAATGAGCCCTTTCGCATCCTCCGACGCCGACCAGCTGTCCTCGCAGCTGGTCGGCGCTGGTGAGGCGATCGGGGACGTCGACGCAGTCGACGCCCTGGCAGCTCAGGCGATCGTCGACGCCGCATCACCTATCACCCCCCGAGCGACCGGAGCCCTGGCAGCTGCGACCAGGGCGATCGGCAACGAAGTAGTCAACGCACGCAGCTACGCCGCCCCGGTTCACTGGGGCTGGTCGAGGGGCTCGACGACCGTCGCAGCTCGCCCCTGGCTGGTGCAAGCTGCCCAGGTCGCAGAGCCCCAGATCGAGGACCTGTACGAGACACACATCGACGAAGGATTGAGGACCATAAAATGACCGCCGATAAGCGACTGATCGTCGACGTCCAGCTGAGCGACGGACGCACCTATGACGGGCTCGTGATCACGAACCCTGCGATGGTCGAATGGGATTTCACAGCCCCGAAAATGGGCTGGCCCAGCCACAAGGACGCCCCGATGCTTTACACGACGTTCCTGGTCTGGGCCCAGCTGGTCCACCAGGGCGAGCTCGACAAGGCCGACAAGGCGAACCCGAAGCGGACGACGTTCGAGGCGTTCAGGACGACGCTCTGCCAACACATCTCCGACAGTGCCCCCGACGTCGTCGACGAGGACGCCGACCGCGACCCTTTCGAGTCGGCCCAGGACGGGGCCGCTGCATCGGGATCGCAGTCGCCCTCCGAGACATCGCAGGACTAGACAGGCTGCTCAGGATGGACGACGACGAGCTCGACCTGATCGAACACCTACTAACCCCGAGAGATTGAGAGGCCCGATATGGCGACCAGGACCACAGTCCTAGAGGTCGAGCTGGTCAGCGACCCGTCGAAGGTCGTGTCGTCCTTCGAGGACGCAGGCAACGCAGCGAAGGATATGGGAGACAAGATCGACCGGGCGTCGAAGGTCGCAGACGACGGCGCGAGCAGGGTCGACAGGGCAGCCGACGCGACCGACAACCTGGCTTCTAAGAGCTCCCAGGCGACCGGCGGGCTCGGGGCCCTGTCAGCTGGCTTCGAGCTCGTAGGGGCCGAGAAATACGCCGGGGCCCTGCAGGGGGCCGCTATGGCGACCGACTTCTTTAGCGGGGTCGGGGACATCTCGAATCTCGTCCTGCAGTCGACAGCTGTGCAGACCGCTAAAAATTCTGTGCTCAAGGCGAAGGACATCGTCGTCACCGGGGCCCAGACCGTCGCAACGGTCGCCCAGACCGCCGCGACGAAGGCCCTGGGGCTGGCGATGAAGGCTCTCCCGTTCCTGGCGATCGCGACCGTGATCCTGACCGTGATCGGCCTGTTCGTACTCCTCTACAAGAAAAATGAGCGCTTCCGCGACATCGTCCAGTCTGCGATGCGGGTCGCCCGGGAAGGGATCGGGAAGGTCGTCGACGGGGTCCGCAACCTGATCGGCTGGATCAAGGACAAGGCTGTCCTCGCCTTCAAGGTCTGGAAGACCCTAGTGGTCGGCTATATCAAGCTCGTGACACTCCCGATCAGGCTCCTGATCACAGGGGTCGTGTCGCTGATCGGCTGGGTCAAGGACAAGGGCCCCGCTGCGTTCGCGACCCTGCGCGATCGGGTCGCGACCATCGTCAGCTCGATCAGGGACAAGATCGGCGCGATCATCGACACAGGGCGACGGGTCGTCGACTGGATCAGGGACAACCTCGCAGCTGCGTTCACCACAGCCAAGGACAAGATCAAGGCCCCGATCGACGCCGTCCTGGGCTGGATTCAGAACATGATCGATAAGGTCCAGGACCTGATCGGCTGGATCAAGGACATCAAGCTCCCGAAGCTGTCGCTACCCGACGTCAACCCGTTCAACAAAGCGGGCCCGACGTCGTCGAGGCCGACCAGCTCGTCGAGCTCAGGGTCCCCGACCTATAACGTCGTGATCAACGTGAACGGGGCCCTCGACCCCGTCAGCACAGCGACCCAGATCAGGGACCTCCTCAAGCGTGAGGGGCTCTGGACTGGAACCCTGGTGACGTCGTGACCAGGGTCCAGACCTGGGTCCAGACGACCGACTGGCTCCTGGTCGCTGACACAGAGTTCCCGCAGGGCGACCAGCCCAGGCAGCTCGTCGCCCCCGTCGTAGCGTCCTGGGCGATCGACCAGCTGCCCCCGGTCGCCCAGCCCGAGACTGTCACCTTTCAGATCAAGGACGACGGCTCAACCTCGATGGGGGACCGCTGGCTCCCGATGGAGATAGGCACGCCGATCGCTGTCTACGTGACCGGCTACTACCCGACGAACCCCCTAGCAGGCGTGTCGGTCGTGACCTTCCAGGGACGCATCACCGACGTGTCAGCAGTCAACCTCGACGGAGGGGGGCTCCTGTTCACTCTGATCTGTACGTCACGCCTGGCCGACTGGAACTCGACGAACGCCCCGAACCTCACAGGCGAACCCGACGTCTCAGTCGCCCCCAGCTGGCTGCAGTATGCCTACCTGGAGCTCGTCGAGGACGCAGGGCTCCCCCTCAACACAGACGACGGGGGACCCGTAGGGGTCGACGCCCCGTCCGCTCTGATCAACGGTCGAGCCGTCGACAACACAGGGGTCAGCTCGGGCGACTTCCTGGGTCAGCTCGCCCTCCAGGACTTACGCGAGGACGCGTCGGGGGTCGAGGCGACGCACTGGATCGCCTACGACGCCGACCAGGGCGACCCGACCCCCCCCGTCACCCCCAACGACTTCCGAACAGTCCGCTACGAGCCCCAGGTCCTCGACCTGGCAGGCATCCTCACGATGTCCTACGACGCCGGTCTGGGGCTCTGGACAGCGATCCTGAACCCCGACTACTACGCAGACAAGGGCAACGACGCAGGAGTCCTGCTGTACGCGTCCCAGGTCCTCCAGGACGTCGGAGCTTGGACCACGTCGAGGCTGTCGACGATCAACACAGTGGAGCTGCAGGGTCAATTCTCGGTCGGCTCGTATTCCGTGATCGACTCCGAGTCGGTCAGGGTCGACCATCCCGACCTGGTCACGAGCTCAGGCAGACAGTCGAGGTCGCTGCAGACCCCCGAGGCGAACTACAGCTCAGCCGGGGGGCTGGCTCGGGCGATCCTGGGCCCCCGGTCCCAGGTCGAAGCAGGGTTCGGACTGTCCCAGGCGACCGTCGTCTGGGACACGCTGACGACCGACCAGATCAACGCCTGGGGCGCTGAGCTCTGGCCCCTGGCCGACGTCGCCCTGCTGTCAGGGGGGCCCCTGGGTCGCCCCGTCGCGATCGCCGAGATACCGACCGACTGGAGCCTGGCCGAAGGGCCCGTCGTGTTCGGTCGCCTGATGGGGGTTACCGTTACCGTCGACGTCGCGGCACGCACCCCAGGCGAGACTGTCCCAGGCGGGGGGGACTGGCTGCCTGCAGCTGGTCGAATCCTGATCGGGATGCAGCTGCGAGCCCTGCCCAGCACGACCGACGCGGGCATCACCTGGGACGATATGGGCAACCTGCCAGGGACCGACCCTGACTGGATCGACCTCGACCCAGCACTCAGCTGGGACGACTTCTCACTGATTGGATTCTGACCATGCCAGGCTCGACCACCCCTAACGGGTTCCCGTACCCGATCAGTAACGAACCCGTCAGCGACGGAGCAGCTGCGATCCAGCTCCTCGCAGAGTCTGTCGACGACCACGTCGCCCTGCAGAAGTCAGGGACCGTCACGACAGGGACCCTGGTCGCTGGGACCTACAGCTCGACAGCAATCACGTTCACAACCCCGTTCCCTGCATCGGGCCCCGTCCCCCAGGTCGTCGCTATGGCGAACGGGTCGACCACGACCGAGATGTACGCCCAGGCGAACTCCATCACCCGAGCAGGGTTCACGCTCGCCTACAAGCGGACGACTGGCACGGCTGCTATGTCTGTTCACTGGATCGCGACCAACGTCGGGAACTGGTGAGCTGCAGCGATGGGGGTCCCGATCGTCGACGTCGCTGGTCCAGTGATCATCGCTGCATTCACGCTCGTCGGCGTCCTGGTCCAGCGGGGACGCCGTGAGACGACAGAGCGATTCGACCGGGTCCAGTCGCAGCTCGTCGAGCTGACAGCTGCAGTCCGCACGATCGACGCCCGGCAGGACCGAGCCGACGTCGAGCGAGCCGTCCTACAGAATGAAGTCGCGACGATCAAGGACCGGCATCACCTGATGGATATGCTCAGACGTGACCCAGGCAGACACCGACGACGTCAGGGGCTCTGGACCCTGGGCTGGTGCCTAGCGTTAGGGGTTGTTATGCGCTGGGGGTGATAGTGAGCAGCTCGCCGGCTGCCACCGCGGCGACCTAGTTAGTCCCCATTCGGGCGACCTGTCCGATACGGGTTATCACATATGAGAGATAGGAACGTGACCATGACTAAACCCGACGAGCTCGACGACGAGCTCGACCAGCTGGAGCCCGAAGCAGTCACCACGAAAGGCCCCAAGGACGCAGGGCTCGACGGCGACCAGGACGAGCTCGACGACCAGGCGCTGAGCCTGTTCGCCAAGACGACCCAGCCCCAGATCAGGACCCGTAAGGCTGCGACCGAATGGGGCCGCGACCAGCTGACCTCGAAGTCGACAGGCTGGTCGGGGCTCTGCTGGAAGTTCGCCCGATCCTGCGTCAACGCCCCCGCCCTAGCCCCCAGCGCGATCGCAGGCTGGCACATGGCAGGACCCGAGGGACAACACCGCTGCAAGCCCGACGCCGCCCCCAGAGGGTACGCAGGACTGTTCAGCGGGGGCGAGTTCGGTCACGCTGTCTGGCTGCTCGGGGGCGACCGCTGCCTGTCCAACGACACGAGGGGCGATACACAGATTCACGTCGCCACCATCACAGGGATCGAGAAGGCTTGGGGCTACAAGTTCCTGGGTTACGTGACCAAGGTCAACGGCTACGACGCCCCCGTCGTCGCGAAGGCCCCTCGACCGTCCTGGAGGCTGTCTCGAAAGTGGAAGCTCGCCCAGCTGCGAGCTGCACGCGACCAGGCGCGCTCCAGCGGCAACCTGGTCAGGGCGAAGCGTCTCCAACGCTGGATCAACCAGCTGGTCGAACGATGAAGGCCCTGCTACGTCAGGTCCCGAAGGCGATCGCCGGGGCCCTGGCTGGAGCAGCTGCAGCGATCGCGACTGCAGCCGCCGACGGCGACCTGACCCGACCCGAGCTGATCGTCGCAGCTGGAGCAGCGATCGGAGCGTTCGGGCTCGTGTTCGGGGCCCCGGCTAACGCCCAGCCCCCCAACGACGGATAACTGTCCGATGTGCTGGACAGGTAGTCGTCGAGCTGGCAGAGTGATTCCTGCAGGGCCCGATCGGGTCCTGCAGGACCTAGCAGAGAGCACGGACCATGAAACTGATTCACACCTACCGACCGACGAACGACCCGAACCCGATTCACCACCTAATCGACCAGGCACACCCAGACTCGACGCTCTGCGGCTGGCATGTCGTGACCGGCTGGGCCCGCGTCGGGGCCCCCGGCCCGAAAGGACGCAGCTGCGCATCCTGCGTCGAGGCTGCGAAGCTGGCAGTCCGATGATCGAGCCGAACGACGTCAAGCGGTACGAGCGTGAGCTCCGAGCGATGCTGCTCAGGGCTGGCGACGAGGACCCTGAAGGGTTCGCCCAGATCGCCCAGCTGATCACAGAGGCGTTCCAGGGGCTCGCCCTGGCCGCGAACCTCACCAGGGCCCAGCACGGCTACAGCTGGCGCGAGCTGGCTGCAGGGATGGGCGAGTCGAGCTCGACCGTTCACGCCCGTTACCAGCTCGCCCCCGAGCTCCCCCGAGACGTCGACGCCGACGTCCTGACCGAGCTGATCAAGCTCCAGGTAAGGGGCGACCGATGAGCTACGACGACCAGCTCGTCGACGAGCTCGCTGCAGCTGCAGCCCGAGCCGACCGTCGACCCATCCCACAACGCACCCCAATCGCCCAGCTGGCGAACGCCGTCGAGCAGGCGATTCGGCTGCACCACATGGCAGAACCGAACGGGCACCTGCACGGCTACACGAGGGGGGTCGCTGTCTGCCGAACCTGCATCGGCCGCGACGGGCTCCCCGAGCTGTATCCCTGCCCGACCGTCAGAGCAGTCCGTCGCCTGACCCGAGCCGTCGAGGGGGGTCGCTCGTGAACACGCGCAAACGGAGCCCCCGTTACCTCGACCTGTCCGAGTACCTCGCGATCGCCCTGGGAGGGCTCGCAGCTGGAGCCGTCCTGTTCGGCTGCTACGTGTTCGGGCCCGAGCTGGCCGACTGGCTCAGGGGGTTCTGATGGACGACCTCGAAGCTGGACGCGACCTGCGCGACGTCGGAGCAGCTGCAGCCGGGATCAACTCACCCCTAGCCGAACACTGGAGGTCGAGGGCGACGGACTGGCTGCTCGTGCTGGCTGGCTGGGAGGACCACGTATTCTCCAGCGACGACCTGGTCGAGATAGTCGGGACCCCCCCGGTCCCCAACATGCTCGGAGCCCTGTTCCTGGGAGCTCGACGAGCTGGACTGATCGACCCGGTCGGCTACACACAGAGCACGCGACCAGCTGCTCACGCACGCACGATCAGAACCTGGAAGGGACGACGCCACGATGAGCAAACCCAGCGGACGACGCAGCTACAACTACCGGGGACCGACCCCAGTGCATAGGGGCTGCAGGGTCGAGGACATCGACGGGCTGACCTGCCTGCTCCGGTCAGCTCTCCCCCTGACCGACGACGACCGAGCTGCGATCGCAGAGTTCGCGACGCACCTGGTCAGCGCCGACGTCGACGAGCTCGTCGACGCAGGCGACGTCGAGCTCGACGACCAGGACGACTCGGTCGAGTTCCTGCCCCTCGACGACGCGACAGTCTGGCTGCATCCAGCAGACCCCCAGCTGACCGGCTCCGACCCTAAGTCGGAGGCTGCCTGGCACAACCTGGGAGACGCCGACAGCTACCGTCCAGGGTCCAGCTCGTGAGCTCCCGCAATTACGTCAGCTCGTGTCTGATCCTGCTCGGGCTGACCATCTGCGCGTACAGCTCAGCAGTCGCGTTCGTCGCGCTCGTGATCTGGCTGGCCCGACTCATCACCTGATCCAGCTGAGCCGACCAGGACTGGACGCCTGGTCGGCTCAGCTGTTCCATGCACGCCCCCGACTTGCAGTCGGCTCGTCGCCCGTCAGAGGGGCCTTTCCCATCCTGCCTATCTGCTAAGGCAGTCGAGACACCAGCCCGTCGCGCTTACCTAAAAGGCTCACCCGACGCGACCAGCTGGCAGCTGCACAACGCTGCGCGAGCTGGTGTCATATCCCGGTCGA